CTACTGCTCGCCAACGGTAGGCACTACGGCGATCTTTCTCACATACTTAGCGGTCTGTTCCACATTCTTGTGGCCGGTTATCGCCTGGCGGTCATACAGGTTGCCTTCAAGATCTGAAACACCTTTAGCCTTCAAGTCATGGAAAGTAAAATCGAACTCCAGTTCAGGGAAACGCTCTTTAGCCTGCTGCTTTGCTTTCATCCATCGGCTGTTAAATCCATCTCGGGTGTATTTTGCCCCCGATGGTTGGTGGATGACATAGATGCTGCTCATGCCAGGTTTTAATGGCAATGTTTTGGCAGCAGAGATGGCCGCCTCCAGGCGCTTTCCCCATGCCTTAATCTGAGCAACGCCAGTCTTGCTTTGCTGAATTAGGATCCCTTCTTCACCCAGCTGGCTCTTCCTCATGGTCAAAATGTCAGCCTGTCTAGAGCAACAAAGAAAGGCGATTTCCATAGCAATCTGAACTACCGCCGGCGCCACAGAGAAAAGGGCGTTATATTCAGTGTCCGTGACATATCTTGTTCGCGTCTTTTCCTTGAATTGCTTAACGCCCTTACATGGGTTCCCCTTCACAAGCCCACGCTCGTATCCCCATCTGAACACCCTGGAAGTAAAAGCCTTCTCTCTATTAGCTTGGGTGCGGCTCTTCAAGCCTCGCTTGTCCATGTATTTCCTGATGTGCTCAGGCTTGATTGCATCAGGGGCAAGCGCACCGAACACAGCTAAGACCTTCATTGAATATTTTCGGTAGTCTTTCTGCGTTTCCAAAGCCAACTCCATGAAGTCGGCTGATTGGAAGAATTGTTGAACAAGAAATGAAAAATCATTTTTCTTCTGCTGATCGTTGATCAGTTCCTCATACGCTGCCCATACCTGCGCCGGCGTTGAGTCGAATCCACATAAACGAATTGTGCCGCCAAGTTTCGGCTTGAATTCATATGCGGATCTCCCCCGGCATGTGCGCGGGGGCATCCAGTTGTCAGCAGGGTTACTGCGTTTCCTTCCCATTAATCTAAAGCCCCAAAATTAGGTTGAATACCAGCGTCAACCTGAGGTTGATTTCTCAGCGATACTGGGTAATTAAAGTGTCCCCATGTAGTGCTGGGGCGCCCATCTCTGCGAGTGATAAAGAAGATGCCGGCGGTTCTAAGCGCTTCACACTGCTTTGATGCACTTTTGTAACCGGTTATCCGTTCAATATCAGTATCAGAAATGATGTCGTTCTCTTTGTTATCCTGCATAAATCCTCCACACGGTAAGCCCGCCGCATACGGGCATTAACTCAATCGTGACATGTCACACTGTTAATTTCGTTTCGTGCCATCCCAGGGTAAGCCAGCACGCTACATCACCTACGCACGGACATTCTTTTACCGGCAGTTTATCGCCGCATTTTTTACAAGATCGCTGCTGCTGGTGGCTCAGTTTCTGCAGATATTCTGCATGGCATCGCCGGATAAGCAGCCCTACAACCTCGTTGAAGTCGTAAGGTTCGCGGCCAGGGCGCAGGCCTGTTAAAAGTTCCTGTGCCATCTGTTCTTCTTCTGGCTCCAGCTGCAGCTCACGAATAACGATCCCGCCTTTACGCTGGCGCGCTCGCTGGGCCGCTTTACGCTCTGCCGCTGTCTTAGCCATTCCCACCCTCCGGCGCTGCTGCCAGCGCAGCTTCATAGATGCATAGAGCAATCCCACCGCAGCAACGAGCTTCCATAGCGATTGCTTCGCCGATTTCGTCGGTCATTTCCAGCGGCATGAGTTTGTAGCCCTCCGGCAACTTGTAACCGCCACTTACAGGTTGAGCCAGCTTTGCGGCGCGGCAGGCGTTCCACCACAATGCGGCAACAATACAATCTCGAATGGAATAGCCGCCAATGTCGTCGGCAACTTCCTCTGCGATCTGCTCGAAAGTCTTTTTATCCGGCACTGCTGGCGCTGGCGGGGCGGTGTAGAGCGCAACGCAATTCCGCTTTTGCTCGTCGTCAAGCTCGTGGTCATACCCTAATTGCGCGCTTTCGGTCTCCGATCCTGGGAAATGCCATGCCACCGGCTGCGCCTCCCGGTTAGCCAGGAGTTCGCGAGCCATTAATTTGGCGTCGCCGTGCTCTAAGAATCCATCTTCTGCGATTTCACGCAGTCTGTCGGTCGTTAGTGTCATTTTTGGTTACTCCTGTAGTCATGAATTGTGAACACAATCGGCACGGGTTCTGGTTTCATTAACTCGGACAAGGCTGGCTCGAAAGGAGCCAAGCCAGAAAAAATTAGCAGTTGCTTGAGGCCGAGAATTACAGCTGCAATGAGAAGCCATTTCCCGATGAAGTTAATCAGACGTGTCATGCATCCCCCCGAGGTTCATCTGGTATCGCTAACCAGTGAGTAATATTCACATCCTCATGGCTCAGGCCTTCGATTTGGAATGACCACTGCCAATCCCCTGTTTCTTTTCCGACCATCCCGCGCCACATCGACCGCCATCCTAGTAGCCAGCCCTCGCCATTGGCATCAAACAACAGCACAGTGGTGTTTGTCGGAGGTAGAATATCCAGAGTCAAATTAAGATGCTCATTGACCGCATCCCGCCAGGCTACGGAAACCAGATTGCCACCATGCACTTTGGTAGCTGCGCCGACCAATGGCTCTTTTCCGTCCTCATACTCAACAACGAAAGTTACTTTGCTCACTGTTCATCCCCCGCAAACTTGAATCCAGCCGCGCTAATAGCCCGCTCAACTGCACGGTCGAACTTCGCAACCTGGAACACGCCATCGAACCAAAATTCATCATCGTTCTTGTTCGGCAACCGCACCGGCGTATCCAGCTTGGCTTCCAGCTCCGCAACTCGTTGCTCCGCGTTCTCTGCTCGCTCTTCTTGTGCAAGTGCTTCGGGCGTGAAGCCAGATTGCAACTGACCTTCCAGCTCGGCGATGCGCTTCTCTGCGTCCTCGGCGCGCTTCTTCCATCCGGCAGACTCTCCAATCCAAAATTGAGCCACCTTATCCAGGGCGGAGACGTACTCTTGCGAGTAGAGAGGCTCAACGACTGCTCCATCATGCCGATCGGCTTTGGAGCGTTCAGCCGTTGATTTATCCGTGAAGGCGCGGTCTTGATACATTTTCCCGCCTGTAACAACGAACGCCTTTGGATTGCTCAGTTCGCTCAGCTTCTCAGTGCTCATAATGCTTTCTCCTGGGCCTCGGCCCGCTGATTCCAGCGTTCAATGGCGGCCTGTTCGCTATCCATGAATGCGGTTGCCACCTCACAGCCGCCGCATTTCGCTCGGTAGTGCCCTGACATCTCTTTCACTGTTACTGCTCTGGCGCCGCAAAATGGACACGGTTTGACGTTGTCATGCCTCACGCTCCACCTCCCTAGCGCTGTCACCCGATTTGACGAAGATGATCCAGTGCGTCTTATCGTTTTTGCCGGTGCGCTGCCAGATAGCCGGCTTTTCATCAGTGAGGGCGATGATCTGGCTAACCGATATCTGGGTTTCGTTCCATTTGAAGATCAGCACGCCGTGTGGCCGCAACACGCGAAAAGCTTCAACGAACCCGGCGCGCAGTTCATCGCGCCATGTTTCACGGTCGAGCTTCCCGTACTTTTTGCCCTGCCAGCCGTTGGGGCCGACGCGTTCCAGGTGCGGCGGATCGAACACGACAACCGGGAAGGTGCAATCGGCGAAAGGCAGCGCGGTGAAGTCGGCGATCAGGTCAGGAGAGATAACCAGATTTCTGCCATCGCACAGGGTGTGGCTCTCGCAGCGCTTGTCGCTGAATACAGCGCGCTCGTCCTCTTTGTCGAACCAGAACATGCGGGAGCCGCAGCACATGTCGAGAATGCTTTTGCCGTCGAGGCTCAGTTCATTTGCTGGCATTACGCACCTCCTACACGACGAAACTCGATAACCCACACCCAGGGATTGGCGCTCCAGCTTTCTTCGCCGTAGATGGATTTCCAGAGGGTGCGAAAACCCATGTAGTGTTTCTCGCCAATAATGCATAACTCTGTCGGTGCACCTTCAGCTCTAGCATCCTCTTCGCTGATATCGTTCAGGCGCTCCACGCGCACGGCGGTGATTTCCAGCGTGATGCGTGAGGCCCAGCGTGGCATGTGGATTGATGGTGTCCATCCGTCAGCGCAGTCAGCATCATCTCCGTAATCCGAGCGATACTCACAAAGGTCTTTCGCTTTGCATCTGCCATCTTTGATGTCCTGAATTTGGTCATCATCGAGATAGTGACCGGCGAAGGTTTCGCGCACCCACAGCCGATCGCCTACCTGGCCGAATGGGCATAAACCATGCCCTGGCGCATCCATGACATGCGTGTAAATCCCGTCTTTGGTTTTGGTAGGCTTCTGCAGTGGAATGCAGTTATCTGAGCCGACATTGGCAATAGTGCGCCGCGTCTGGGTCTTGCGGCCGTCGAGAATGGCGCGAACCATTTCTGAGTTGAAAATCACTGGGCGCTCTTTCATTTGGCCTCCCGCAGCTGCTTGGCATGGGATTTCAGTGCGTTGCAAAGTTCCATCGCCCCGCTTGATCGTAATTCTGCATCGGCATAACTGATCCCAATCCTGTCCATTACACAGTCTGTATCGAGATACTCAGAGCATGAATCCAACGCCGCTGTAATTGACCGCGCTTCGATAGCTGCAAGTGCTGCGTCAGTGACTGGGGTTTCATTGAGCGCATAGCAAACGTCATCTGTGCTGCACGGATCGTCTTTCCCGCAGAGTTCACAGAAGTGCGTAGATTGGCTATGCGTAGTGATTGCATCTTTCAGTGCCGCATTCTCCACAGCCAGCGCATCGCGCTCAGCCTCTAAAGCGCTCACTTCCTGCTGGTGGGCATCAAACCGAACATATTCACCGTGCTCAGCTTCACGAGCGAAAGCCTCAAAGCGCACTGCATGCATTTTGTAGTCGGGGGTAAACCGCTTGATGGTTGTCATTCGTCGTCTCCCAGCACCCAGCGGAGCGCCTGAGCGTAATCACCGCTCGCACCTTCCAGGGCTTTCGTGATTTCTTTTCTCGACTTCATGCGGGGCTTGGCATCGCCAATCACCTGGCGCTGCCGGCGTGCCTTTTCATGGCCTTTGGTGCCAGCGGTTGCCGCTTCAACCTCTTTCACTTTTTCGCGCTGTTCGTCGGGTGTGAGGTTCGCCAGCTGGCGCGCCTGGGTAACGGTAATGTCGCCAGATTCAACCGCATCTTTAACTGCCTGAGTGGCATCGAGTAGGGCGAGTGTGGCGCGGATCGTCTGCACGCCGACGCCAAACATCAGTGACAAATCTTCTTCATCGTGGCCACGTTCCAACGCATCGGCCATCTTCTTGGCTCTGCCCAGCGGGGTATCGGCACGCCGAATTTCGTTGGCGCTGATCATTGCCTGCGCCATGCGAACAGCTGAGCCGCGTTTTGTTACGGCAGGAACGAACAACAGATCCTTGCCAGCGGCTGCCAGTCGCTTGTTTGCCTCTACGGTATGTCTAACCCGCTGACGACCATCAACGACACAGGACAGGCCGGTTTCAGGGTCTTTCCAAACGATGATTGGCTCCAGCACGCCCTGATCCATGATGTTCAAGATCATCGACTCATCCAGCGGCAAATGAATACGCTCATCGTAAAGAGGGTGCGATTTATCGGTTACCAGGTGCAGCCGTTCGGGCTTAAAATTGAGTACGTTGGTTTTGCCGCTGGCGCCGTAGGCCTCAGTTGAGTTTTTAGCCATGCTGTTTATCTCCCTGTTTAACGTTACCCATCACAGCACTCCCCATTCGGTCAGCTCATTAAACCGAGCAATGAACATTGCCCGCGCCTGTAGCGGCATCACTGGATTAATTACGATGTCCGCTGGGAAAACACCTTCCAACATTGGCCATACATGACCATCATCGATATCAAGATCCCGGCGTTCGGTAGCCAGCATCACCAGGTCTGCATACTTCACGGCAATATCCATCTGTAGTGGCAGGCCGAAGCGCTGGCGAATCACTGCGTCGAATTGCTCCTCGATCCGCTGATAATCGGGAAGCATGCGTTTGAGTGGCGCTGGGATGTCTTTGCAATAGGCTTCTGTGGCATCGTGCATCAGCGCTTCCAGTGCAAACTCAGGCGCCACAATTTGACTGCACAGCACTGAGTGCTGGGCCACGCTATAGAAGTTAGGCAGGTGGCCGGCAAAGCGGCATTCATGGGACAGTGCCTGGGCGATATCCTCAATACAGATGCTTTCTACTGCAGGCGCCGCATAGTCCAAGTGATGGCCTGTAAAAGTGGTAATCCAGCTCATACGTTAATTACCCCACATTGATTTTCGGCAAAGCGAATCCCTGCCAGAAATTGGCAATTTTCCGCAGATAGAAAATCGGGTTTTGATAAGGGAGGCCAGACGCCCGCATAGCGCTGGCTCCCGGTTAATTACTCACACATCAGGTGGCGCACCGCGCCGGGTATTTATACTGTGTAGATATAAATTAGGGACCGACACAGTACGCCACCAGATATGTGAAAAAATAGCGGCTGACACCAACCCAGGAACAGCCGCCAAAAGCTTCACTAAACACACAGCATGGATACTTGCCGGATATCTGCGCTCGCTTTCGCTGCAGTGCCGCCAGCTCGGCGCATTTGGTGTGGTGGCTGGTAAACAACGCCCCCGAAGTTTCCAGCCTTGAACCACAATCAAAAAGAGCGGTACTCACCGTTTCTGACAACCTTCTCCGGGATTCAGCCTACCGTTGCCATGGTGTTTGATGTTTTTCTCTACCCGCGCTCTTTGATTGTGGTGCTGACCTTCCAGCCAGCTCGGTGGGGATAGCAAGCGAACCGCTGAACGTACCCACTCGGCGGACTCGCCATTTCGGATGCCGCCGCATAACCCCGAATGGCACTCTTCATTTTTAGGCTGACTGATGCGTTAACCGGGCGCCAACCAGAACTACGTGATGCTTATCGCCACTTTTCCCTCACTCCGTCGCCGGGGGAACGGTCGTCCCGTTTATTCGCTACATGAGCCTGTCCTCCAGTTGTCTGCCTGTTCTCATGCTGGGTCAGGCTCCCGTGCTTATGTCCCCTTGCCCCCGTCATAGCCGAAGCTGATAGCCGCAGGGGAGAAAAGACGCTTCACATTGGGCTGACCACTCATGGTTAGGATCCGTCACCGCTTCCAGAATTAAGAAGTCGGGGAGTGATCAGCCCGATGTGCGCCGGTTACCCGGCGACAACTACTAACAGCCACGGCAACCACCAGAAAACGGCACAACCAACAACGCAATAAACCAAAGACCGCCAACCTCTTTTGCTCATGATTGCCTCAGTGCGCCCCGTAGGGCGCGGTGGGTGTTAGTTGTTCACGCGTTCCAGCGTTGCCCGGTGGTTGCCCTGAAACGTCCAGTCGCGTTTTTTTCCGAAATATCCGGGGATCTCATTCCCACTAAGCCAAACGCCATTGGCAATGGTTGTTTTTTCTGGCCCCATGTCGTCGCGGTAAGGCTGTGAAATGTGGCGCACGCTCGATATTTCAAACAGCGCACCGTAAAAACTGATCTTGTCACCAACCTTTAGATCGATGGTTCGAATGCTCGTAGTCATCGTGTAACCCTCTGCTGTAAGCCTGGTTCAGCGAATCATCCCGATCTTCTTGTGCCTCGGGCGGCTACTTCGTGGGCGTCCTGCCTGTTCGCTGCTGATGAATCAAATGTAGGATATCTGACATTTTAAGTCAATATCAAATTGTAGGAAATCTGACATTTCGATTTAGGTGAATGTTGGGCTGGTGGAATCAAGGGGAACGCAGTAGGGGGGTAGGGAGGGAGTGGGCACAAAAAACCCGGCGCTGTGGCCGGGTTAATTATTGAAGCTATTGCCAAGTCGGTAGAGCGATAAGAGTGAAGCGAGGCTTCCCATTGCCGACAGTTTTTTTGCTAAAGCTGGCATTGCCAGGCTTGCCGAGGTGCTTATTTATAATGTCTGGATTTTCAACTGATTTAGATATTTTTGCAGTCAGAATCTCAGTTTCTCCAACTATCAAAAACTCACACTGCCTTTTGTTTGGCAGAGTTCCAAGGAAGTAAACATCTGAGTCAAAAAACTCTTCTTTTATGTTTTCTGAGCTTAACTTTTCGCAGGCGCGCTCAAGCTGTTTTGGTTCTCTGAATACAAGGCTAAATGATTCATTTTTCAGAGAAAAAACGGTCTTGTTCTCTATTAAATACTGAATAAAAGATCTGACTTTATCAAGCGCTCTTTTATCCATTTCCTCTAAGGCTTCCGATAATTTCTCATCGTCGCCATCTAAACTTGCCTGCAAGATTTCCTGAGTTTTATCCAGAGCTTTCGATACTAGGGTTTGCTCGTCAAAACCAAGTGGTGCGTCGGGACGAAACTCTTCTAAAACAAAACCAAAAGATCCCCTTGCTGATGAAGTGATCATTAGATGATTACTATCACTATCAGGTATTTTCCCTTTAACCGGTAGAGCACCATTGAACGCGCTAGCGACATACGCAATCGCATCATTGAAAATCGCGACGGCTTTCGTGCCAAATGATGCAGAGATGCCATGAGTTCCCATAACCGTTGGGCCTTTAAAAGTAAGTGTTGCCTTAGTTGGCTCATGTTCTCTGAGGTCTGCTTTAGAAATTATCTCTTCAATTTTTTTCAGTCTTGATTCAAGGCTGATACGGCTTATAGACCTGTCTGCAGGCATATCGTTTAGCAGCTTGCTAACTTGCTCTCTTTCACTGAGAGCGAAAACATAATCACTTCGATTCATTGTTAGCCTCCTCAGTTTCAATTGAGTCAAGTATAGACCTTGCTACTAGGTCTAATGCCGGTGACAAGGGGATTTGAATAAACCCCTTCCAAGATAAATCTCTTTTGTGTGCCCACATACTGTACCAATATACAGTTCTGGCTACAAGGGAAGCTCCTGGAGCGTGTAATCCCTCAAAGTAAGAGTCTACAAGATATTGTTTTTTAACAAAGTCTTGGTTAAAAATGTTCGGATTTCTGGAGTAAACAGTATGGTCGTTGTCACCTGGTTGAAAGTTAAAAAAAGTAACAACATCTACATCATTCGGGGCCCTGCGTTCGATTAATTCGACATTTTCAGTGAAGCTTCCATCGACCCACTGAAATCCATCGACAAGGCCAACCGATGTCAATTCGTTTCGGAAGTCGAGGAAACCTTTGAGTATTTTTACTCTAGATTGAGTGATGGCAAAAAAACTCACAAACCTTACGATGTCCAGTTCATACGGAGACCGGGAGAGGCTGGTAGGGTCTGATTCATCAATTGGGGGTATTATTCCCATTGAGTTCCAGAGAGGAATTGTGGGAGCTTCCAAAATATCTCCTTATAATTGCCAACAAGCCAATGGCTTATCGATCATTTGGATAAGTGTATTTGTGAGTTACTGCCCATAAAATCAGCCATCTGCTCACTAAAGCTAACCATCACTTACCTGGCATTGCATACCCACCGATGATGAACCAAGCCAGTAGCACTACAGCGGCCACGATTATGGCGACGGGGAACAGGTATCCGATTTTCATTTTATTCTCGACTTTGGAAGTCATTAGCCATGCAACTGCCGGCATCTAGAGCTTGGAGTGATTAACCTCTTCATCCTCAACATGGCGCGAAGCCTTGAGGATTCCGGCGACATACTCTACTTTCAGCACTGCACTTTGCGGCAGTGTGATTGGTCTATGGTCTTGATTGATGCTGGTAAACTGGTAGCCGCCTTCGCGAGTGTAGTTGAGCACCTTGATCATGTTGTGGCCGTCTGCGGTACGAACGAAAACTTCATCACCAGAATGCACTGAGGTACCTGGTTCGATGAGAACGAACTCACCAGACTGGATGCGCGGCCACATGCTATCGCCACGAACGCGAAGCCCGTATGCATTCGGATCGTCGCTATAAATCTTCAGCCATCCACCACGGTACTCGACCATGTCGATCATGCCATCAACTCCTAAAACGGCATCACCAACAACAGGGACAAGCCCTGGTCGAACCTTGCCTACATATGTGATGTTTTCGTCAATATCGCCACCTTCAAGAAGCCAGTTTGGATTGCAGCTTAGGGCAGCGGCTAGAGCCTGGAGGTTCTCACCACCAGGTTTATAGTCGCCTGACTCCCAGCCAGTGACGGTGACACGATTGACCCCTATGCGCTTGGCTAAGGTGTCCTGAGTTAGCTTTAACTCTTTGCGTCTTGATCGAATTCGGTCATTCATTTCCATGTAGGCAATCCTACCATTTAGCAATGTAGGATTCCTTGACTCTTTAATGTAAGATATCCTACTATCCAAGTGTTCCATTCCCTTACCAAAGAGTGAGCCATGAAAAAAGATGATGTTATTTCGTACTTCGATGGGGTGGGCAAAACAGCCAAGGCATTAGGGCTGTCGCATGCCTCCGTATCGGGTTGGGGGGAGATTATTCCCAAAGGTCGAGCATTCGAGATCCAGGTTATTACTGGTGGTGAACTGAAAGTTGATCTCTCTCTTTACAAAAAGTCTACCTCGCCAGCGGCTTAACCAAAACCACAGAAGCGGAGAAACCTTGTGGACAACAAAGACTTTCCGACCCAGGACGACATTAGCGAAGCGATACACAAGCTGATCACGTTGTTCCCAGGTAAATACAGCGCGATGGCTCAGCAGCTGGACCCGGTTTCTGGTACCGAAAACGCATTGCGCAACCGCGTTCGCCAGGTGTCTGGTCAAGTCGTTCCGCTGGGGATGGCAGCTGAAATGGAAGCAATCTCAGGCCGCAGCGATATCACCGAGGCGATGTGTAAACGTGCTGGTGGTGTTTTCGTAAAGCTACCGGAGATTGAACAGGTGGATAACGAAGAGTTGCTGGTGAAGTTCAACGAACTGATGTCGGCGCTGGGACTGTTTGCCAAGGCACATAACGAATTTACAGCTGATGGGGTATTGGACAGAGAAGAGAGCAAAAAACTGAAAGCGAAGGGTTACCGGATCCAATCGCTGGTGGCTGAGATTTACGCGGTGACAGTGATGATGTTTGGAGAGGGTGACGCCCAGGATATGCGGTCCCGGGCGTCGAGTGCATCAATTAAACGTGTGGAGTAATTAACGCATGAACAGATTAGCAGATAGTCGGCTGCGTGGGCAATTTCGGTGTGTGGCTTCAAGCTGTGCCAAACCGCCCCTGCCGTTGCGTTATGTGATGAGAATACCTGGCGGCTGGATGCCTGTCACCCACAGCGCGTTGCAGGAAGTTGTGGATCGTTTCAAGTATTTGGCACTGCCGGCGCCATGGGAGCGCCCATGAGTTTGATCTTACCTTCGCGCCCTCTGGTTGTTCTGCCAGAGTTAGCTGCGCGCATTGGTTTGAATCAAGCTATTGCGCTACAGCAAATACATTATTGGCTTGCTGACACGGCATCAGGCGTTGAATACAACGGTAGGCGCTGGGTTTACAACACGATGGAAGAATGGGCCAAACAATTCCCATTCTGGTCTCTATCTACCGTTAAGCGGACATTCTCCGATCTGGAACGACAGGGGTGTATTTACGTCGAGCAGCTCAGCGAGGACAAGCGGGATATGACCAATTTCTACACGATTAACTATCAACATCCAGCTTTGAGCAGTGACGGTTTATTCGATAGCTCCATTGGCTCAAATTGCACCATTCCATCAGTTCAAATTGAACCAATGCATAAGGTCAGCGTGAAACGTTGCAAAGGTTCAAAGAGAGCCGCTCCCATCGGGTCAAATTGCACCAATGTTCATACAGAGATTACTACAGAGAGTACATCAAATATAAAACCCTCTAGTCAGGTCGCTGCGCAACCAGACGCTCCCTCTGATGAGGTGTTTTTATCCCGGCACCCAGAAGCTGTCGTTTTCAGTGCCAAGAAAAAAATCTGGGGCAGTGCTGAAGACCTGAAGTGCGCAGAGTGGATCCGTTTTCGCATTGTGAAGCTGTACGAGCAAGCTGCCGAAAGCGATGGGGAGGTAGCCCGACCGAAGGAACCTAACTGGGCAGACTGGGCAAACGAAATCCGCCTGATGTGTTCTCAGGACGGCCGCACGCACAAGCAGATCTGCGAACTGTTCGCGAAAGCAAACCGGGATCCATTCTGGTGCAAGAACATCCTGAGCCCGTCAAAGCTGCGTGAGAAGTGGGACGACCTGACACTGAAGCTGAGCGTTAGTCCTGCATCACCGGCCGGTGGGCATTGGAACACTGCTGAAGCATGGGAGAACACCCTATGAATAAATTCATGAGCGCTGTCCAAAATCGCGACGGTAACGCACTGGCGCGGATGATGCCGGCAGAACCGCAGGCGCGAGTGGTCAACGGGAACGCTGAAAAATTGGTTGATCTGCTGTTCGTCAACCTCATGCAAGTATTTCCCGCCGCTAAGCAAACTGCGCTGAGCACGCCTGCAGAAGTAGCAGCCGCAAAACGTCAGTGGATCCTGGCATTCGCGGAGAATGGGATCACCTCCGTTGAGCAACTGCAGGCCGGCATGCGCATGGCCCGTCAGCAAGAAAGCGACTTCTGGCCGAGCTGTGGGAAGTTTATTGGCTGGTGTAAGGCTGGCGTTGCCGAGAATGCGGGCCTGCCATCTGTTGATGACGTTGAAGCGGAGTTCAAGCGCTACAGCGCGAATCGCGGTCAGCATGCGCGGCCTGAAGATTTCAACTGGACGGCTCCGGTAATGTACTGGATTGTGATCGACGTTCGCCATCTGATGCTTCAGCACAACTACACCGAAAGCGAGATCCGCAAGTCAATTCAGCAGCACCTCAACCGATGGGCTAAACGGCTGACCAAGGGCGAACGAGTGCCAACCCCTGCGCCACAAATCGCCCACAAGCAACACATCCCGGCGCCGTCAGAGCTAATCGACAAAGACGGAAAATTTCAGCGTAAAGGTGAAGAGCTACTGGCGCGTATCCGCTCGAAGCGAGAGGGGAAACCATCATGAAGTGCGTATCTGGAATTGAGGTTATGCCCCTGCTGGTAATTGCTCATCGCGTGTGGCGCTGGTGGATGCTCAGAGAAGCACGCCGTACATGGCAAGAACGTGGTGATTTTCGAAAGTATGTCCAGCGTCAAGGCTGGTTGATTGAATGGCAACGCCAGCGGTTCAGCACTGATTACTGCGTAGTGCGCTATCTGGTTCGTAAGGCAGAGGGAGAATTTGCATGATCTACCAACTTAACGTAGGCCGCTGTGAAGATGTTTTGCGCAATATGGCTGATAACTCTGTGGACGCTATCGTAACAGATCCTCCTTATGGCCTGAGCTTCATGGGGCATAAGTGGGATTACCAGGTGCCAACAGTAGAACAGTGGGCGGAATGCCTGCGTGTGCTTAAGCCTGGCGGCCATCTGCTTGCTTTCGGCGGCGCCCGTACCTATCACCGCCTGGCGGTAAATATCGAGGATGCTGGCTTTGAAATCCGTGATCAGCTGATGTGGATTTATGGTAGCGGGTTCCCCAAATCGAAGAACCTGACTGGTGAGCACCAAGGCAAAGGCACGGCGTTGAAACCCGCGCATGAGCCGATTGTTATGGCCCGAAAGCCACTGCTGGGAACGGTAGAGGGAAATGTGGTTCAGTTTGGGACAGGGGCCATAAACATCGATGCCTGCCGTATTAAAAATAATGATGATGTTGTTCAGGATCAGGATGGCCGCTGGCCGGCGAATATACTTCACGATGGAAGCGAAGAAGTGATAGACGAGTTTCCTCAAAATGCTGGTGCGCGGGCGCCGGTGAAAGGAACTGAACCAACGGCAAATGGGTTTAGCGGAGCAGTAAAGTTCGGAGGAATGATCAATCGAGTGCCTGGAGCGTTTCACAATGACAAGGGTAGCGCTGCCCGTTTCTTCTACTGCGCAAAAGTCGGTAAGTCGGAACGTGATGAAGGTATGGAGCGTTTCATGCCATTCACCGCGAGCGACATGACAGGTGGAAGAAAAGAGGGAAGCGTAGGCCTTAACGATCCGCGCGCTGGTGCTGGACGTACTGGAGGTGCCAGGAATAACCACCCGACAGTGAAACCTGTTGAGCTGATGCGCTACCTTTGCCGTTTAGTTACACCGGCCGGCGGCCTCGTTCTTGATCCATTCATGGGCTCAGGGTCAACGGGAAAAGCGGCATTGCTTGAGGGGTACGGGTTTATCGGTATCGAGTTAGATCCTGATCACTTAACCACAGCAGCAGCCCGTATTGCGCACTCGGCAAAGGTGGTGGCGTCATGAAATTAACGTTGCCATTTCCTCCAAGCGTAAACGGCTACTGGCGTTCGCCAAACAAGGGATCGTCACGTGGGCGCACTTTGGTCAGTGAACGAGGTAGAGCTTTCCAGGCAGAGGCTATCGCGCAAGTAATCGAGCAACTGCGCCGCCGGCCGAAGCCGATTAGCGCCAATATCTCTGTTCATGTTGTATTTTGCCCACCGAACAAAGCGCGCCGGGATCTGGATAACTACTTCAAGGCATTATTCGATGCGATGACGCAGGCAGGAGTATGGCTGGATGACAGCCAGATCAAGCGCATAGAGGCGGAATGGGGACCGGTCACGAAGGGCGGGAAAGTGGAACTGAGAATCAGCGAGGTGATGCCATGCGCTGCCTGTTGAAACCTATCATCATCAGCGAACTCGGCCAGGTGATATTGAAACCAGGTGCTGATCTGATGTCGTTATTCGGTGATCGGGTCATGGTGACAAGAGTACCGCCTGAATTCCGCAAGATGCCATCTGGCGCGCTGCCGACAGTAGAACAGCAATTGGCAACTGACCCACGTTTCCGATCGTTCTTCAAGCATGAGCGAGTGCTAAGCGCCGCTGGTGGGTCTGCTGCTATGCGCGATTGGTTAGCCCGTGGTTTTGAATGCCAATGCGTCAGCACTGACGGGTATCACGACAAGAACGTCAGCGTGATGGAATACGGCGACCACAGCATCAGGATGTGTTGGCACCACCAGCACAAATACCGTGAGCAGACGAGCCCGATGCTGAATAAGCTGGCAGAGCAGAACGTGGCTGATTTTGTCGTGTATCGGGCCCGTGCGCATTTCATGTTTGACGAGTCCCACCAGCTGACGCTGCCGGAGCTTTGCTGGTGGGCATGGGTCAAAGAGGTTATCGATCTGATACCTGAAGAAGTCGCGGCTGCATCACTGCGTGTGGTGCCGCACAGCGTGCCTGCCGGGGTGAAGAAAGAATCAGACATCGAGCATACGCCGGCTGCACGCCAGATTGTTGCCGAGAAAGCCAAAAAAGCGGCCAAAACGTTAGTTATCGATCCGGCTCCGCCAAAGGCGTTATTCAAGATTCCAAAACGTGAGCGCTGGACCAGTGAGAAGTTTACCCGTTGGGTTAAGTCTCAGCCATGCGCATGCTGCGGAGCACCCTCGGACGACCCCCATCACATCATTGGCCACGGACAGGGTGGTATGGGAACCAAGGCGCACGATTTTTTTACCATTCCACTTTGCCGAAAACATCACGATGAATTGCATCGTGACCTGTCAAGGTGGGAAGAAGAGTACGGCAGTCAGATCGAGGTGTGGTTCAGGTTCATTGACTTTTCACTTTCTATTGGAGTAATAGTATAGTTGTTATTGCTTTTATTAATTTCGAGGGAAACATGAGCAGATATGATGCAATAGAAAAGTTGTTTATTGATATTAACGAGAGTGTCGATAAAATAGAATTTTTCTATGAGGAAGCTAAAAAAGATGATAATAAAGCAGCAGAATTTAACGTCAAGGTGAAGAATATACTTGAGAACTTAAGGAGTTCTCTTGATTTTGCAGCAGTAGATATAGCAGAGTATACAGGGGTTGTAAGTAAGAAGATTTATTTTCCTTATGGTAAAGATGAAAATGATTTTAAATCATCAATTGGACGGTCATTTCCTGGTTTACAAACAAATAACCCGGAAGTTTATAATTTGCTTGAGTCATTTCAGCCTCATAAGTGTGGTGATAACACCATTCCAGATATGTGCAAGATGACAAATGATAATAAACATGATGATTTATATAAATATGTTAGAGTTAATTCAACAGCATCTACCACAACGGTGCCAGGGTTTATAACCATTGAAGGTGACAGTAAAGGTAAAATTGTGATTAGTGATGTTGAAACTGATTATGGGATTATAGGAAGTAAAGGAGCTGTAGAGATTGATGGTACTATGACCGCTGTTGAAGTGGGCAAAGTACTAGGTGTGGATGCGAAAGTTATTACTAAAAAATATGCATGGGTTAAATTTGAAATAAATGGAAGGTCTGTGGATGTACTTGAATTCCTGAGAAGATGCGAAAGTGTAATTTGGCAAGTAATAAATTCGGTATATAGTGTAATTCCTAAGTAATTTCTAAATCGGCATGCGGGCCGAGTTGTCTAGTGTGGAGTAAATATATGCGCGATATTCAGTTGATTTTAGATCGTTGGGGGCAGTGGGCGAAAGACAACAGCGGCGTGGACTACTCTCCGATCGCTGCTGGTTTTAAGGGGCTTCTGCCAAACACGAGCAAGAGTAAGCCTTCATGCTGCGATAATGACGGCCTGATTGTTGACGGCGCCGTGGGGAGATTGAAGAAGGTGCGCGACGAAAGAGAGCTCGGAGTAATCATGCTGCACTACCGATACGGGGTATCAAAATCGGAGATAGCCCGTAGATGGAAGGTTTCAGAAGGGAACATAAGGCAGAAGCTGATGATGGCAGAAAGCTTTATAGAGGGCTGTTTAGCTATGACTGGGGCGACGCTTGAGATGGACGCTTGGACAAGCAGATCGGAAATTTCGGCTGTCGCGTAAATTTCCGCTTTTCGTTACGAATTTTACTAGCTATTGTGATAAGAGTGGTTACGCAGTGACGTAGCTTATCAACTTTCAAAACCTCGCTCCGGCGGGGTTTTTTATTTCTGGTTTGTGAAGTGGGCGGCGGAGAGGGTATCGGTGAACTTCACTAGTAGTTGTCGGCGATGTAGGATACTCTCCGGTTGTGGTGAATTGCAGTCCTCCGAGACAAGCCGAAGATAAGCGCCGGCCGCCACTCAACATCTCATCCTCGCCTCGGCCATTTAGCTCAGTTGGTTAGAGCAGTCGGCTCATAACTGATTGGTCGCTGGTTCAATCCCTGCAAGGGCCACCAAACCGCCATTAGCTCAACGTGGCAAGAGCATTGCTTTGTGACAGGAAGTAAGAGCCGGGGTTCGAGACCTCGATGGCGGACCAATGCGGTCATCGTATAATGGCTATTACCTCAGCCTTCCAAGCTGATGATGCGGGTTCGATTCCCGCTGACCGCTCCAAACATGACGCCGTAATGCAGGTTGCATTTTTTGTTCAGACGCCACCACCTGGACAGCGGACAGCGGACAGCGGACAGCGGACAGCGGACAGCGGACAGCGGACAGCGGACAGCGCAGTAAAGACTATGCTGTCACTTCACTCACTTTCCACCTTTGATATCGAGACTAATATTGGTTATCACCATAAAGCGCTGGTGGCAAATTCGAACGCTTAAGCGTCAATGGAGCGATGATCGGTCGCTGCGTAAGGCGGCTATTAAAAAAGACTGGTTCGGTGTGTTGGAGGTATTTCACTTTGAAAGAAGCTACATGGAAATCAAGCGGGGAGCGCGTCTCATTGCCTTGAGCTGAAAATGAAATTTCTGGTAATCACCAGGCTTTTTTGATCACAACAGGTAAGAGTATTGCCGGTACCAGATGGATTTATTGTCGGCGTCTAAGCAGTGCTCTTTCCGTTGTGGTGTAACTCAATTCCCGCTTGCGGGTTAGATGGGTAGAGTAATGCATTAACCGGTTTATCCGGCAGGGCAGGCATGATGCTAATGCTGAACCTGAGTGCGGGTTCGAGTCCCGCCACCACACAACATTCAAGCCTCGCCATCGTGCGGGGCTTTTGTATTTCAGCCCCAGCCAACGGACGACACACACGGCACCCTCTTACCGGCAGCGTTTACGGCTGGTGGCTGATCCTTTCCTACAAACAGCACAGCCCGATAACCGGGAGGTGGAGTCATGAAGATGCACCCAGACAATCCAAACCTACCGTATTGGTGGTCAAGCCTTCTCGGCCTTTTTTCGCTGCTGTCGCTGCAGGATTACGTCTTTATCGTAGGGGCGTTGATATCCGCCTTCTTTACGATCAAGACGTACTACGCCAAACGGAAGGAAGAGCGCGAACGCCTGGTAGAGGAACGCCGGCGCACGAAGATCATGGAGGACTATCTGCACGGTGTATCAGCCAGGCCAGAAAGCGAGCGACCAGCGGCAGTTGAGGTTGTAGCCGAAGCGATGCGCAGAGCAGAGGGATGATATGTCGATTAGCAAATCAAAACTCAGTGCCGTAATGCTGGCGCTTATTGCTGCCGGTGCATCGGCTCCTGTGATGATGTCGCAGTTTCAGGAAGAGAAAGAAGGCCAGCGCCTGACTGCATACCAGGACGGTGTTGGTATCTGGACGATTTGCGGCGGTGTGACGATGGTCAACGGTCAGAAGGTTGTGAAGGGCCAGCGTCTGACCGCTGAGCAGTGCAAGCAGATTGACGCAGTCGAGCAGAAAAAGGCGCTCGATTGGGTGGATCGCAACGTCAAGGTAACGCTGACCGAACCGCAAAAAGTCGGTATCGCCTCGTTCTGCCCGTGGAACATCGGCCCCGGCAAGTGCTTCACCTCCACCTTTTACAAGAAGCTGAACGCCGGCGACCGTATTGGCGCCTGCCGAGAAATCCGCCGTTGGATATACGACGCTGGCCGAGATTGCCGCATCCGTTCGAATAACTGCTACGGGCAGATCGTACGGCGCGATCAGGAAGCCGAACTTGCTTGCTGGGGATTGGACAAATGAGTGCCTGGCTCTCAAAACTGGCCGTCGGGGGAATGTTGCTCCTGCTGGTGGCGGCCATCTGCCTGGGTGGTTACAGCTCGCTGTTGTCGCACCGATTGGCGCTGGCACGCCAGCAGGTTGCAGAGCAGAAAAAGACGCTGGCGCAGCAGGCAGGACTGATCACCACACTGCGCGCGGATGACGCCCGTAATCGCGCAATGATGGCAGAACAGCAACGGAGAGAGCAGCAGCTGCGCCAGCAGGGCGAAACCTACCAGAGGAAATTGCGTGATGCACTTAAAGGCAGTAAATGTGGGAATAGTCCTATGCCTGCCGCTGTTGTTGAGCTCCTGCAGCAGAACGCAGCCGGCACCGCAGCAAATCGTCCTGTTGCCCCCTGAGTCTGTGTTTACCACCTGCGAGCAGCCAGAGCTGCAAGGCAATACCTGGGGCGACGCGGTGAGCTACACGCTGGCGCTTCAAGCAGCGTTATCAATCTGCGCTGGGCAGGTAGAGACGCTCAATCACTGGCGCGCAAATGTAGATTAAATAGACGATAAGGTGAAGCTACCTACTCTTAGTGCAATAGGAATAGGTAGTAAAGAGGATTAACTATGTCAGGAATTAACCCACCAGTTAATGCCACCGGATGTAAGTGTTGCTTGTCTTGCCTCATGAGCAATGCCATGTTCGACGGCTTGTTCAGCATTCAGAATGGTAGAGTTATTTACCAAGGCGCCCCAATCATAAGCAACACCAGCCTCAATATTGAAGATGTTGATAAAGCGCTCCAGGTCATTATCAAGGCATTTCCCGTATTCGCGCAGACGTGCATGGTCTGCAGTAGGGGAACCGAATCCCCACAGCAAGGGATGTATCAAGAACCGAGAAACTGGGTTGACAAATCGCTCTGAACCGGCCAAGAAAATTACATTTGCCATAGACTCGACATTGCTAATGTTATGAGTACGAAGGACAACCGGTAGGGATTTGAGAAAGTTATACGCAGCAAATCCAGCCGCGGTATCTCCACCCTGGCTTGATATGTGGATATTTATTTCAGTTGCCTGTTGTTGTAAAGCGCCCAAACAACAATTCTGTAACTGGATAACCGAAGCTGAGGTTATCGGAGATAGAAAATGGACAGTATGGAGCATCATGCTTCTCCAGAGGTTAACCCGATATTAGGTGCTATCTATAAGTACTTCATGCTTTTAAAAAATCAAGCACAAACTACACTCTAGCCAGAGGATGGAAAATAAACCTTGTTATTATCAGAATAAGCCCCATTTACATATCGTTACCCGCAAGCGTTGTGGGTTTAGCAAATGGAGATTGATATGTTAGATGATTACTTTGGGTTTAATGTTACAGAAGATCAAAAAAGACGGTTGCTTGCTGTTCAAGCTGCCTTGGAGGTAGCGAAAGCATCCGTGGGTGCTGCAACAACATATTCAGGCATCAAATCGCAGGGTGATTTGAAAAACGTTGCATCAGAGATCAGCAACCTGGCCGATGCCATCCAAGATGCTCTTGAAGAAGACGAAACAGAAGAAGAGTAAATTTAACAGAACCCGCTCCGGCGGGTTTTTTATTGGGGGTGAGGATGGCTGGTTTAAAAGAGCTGTCGGCTCAACTCCAGAGCGTGCGTAAGCAAATCCCGTTTGCTACAGCGCAGGCACTGACAAGCGTCGCCAGAAAGATAGAGGCAGCGGAAAAAACCGCGTTTAAACGGCATCTGGAGAACCCTACGCCGTTTACGGTCAACTCGGTAAAATCGTTCGGCGCCCGGAAAAGCAACCTGAAGGCCAAGGTGTTCGTGATGGACACAGCCGCGAGCTATCTGGAGCCGTTCGAATTCGGCGGCCAGCATAAGCTGAACAGCCAGGCGCTGCTGAACCCCAAGAACATCAAACTGAACAAATACGGCAACCTGACGCGCAACAAGATGGCGCAGTTGAAGGCTAAGGATGACGTGTTCATTGGTGAAATCGACGGCACCAACGGCGTCTGGCAGCGGCGTAAAGCCAAGAAAGGGAAGAAGGGCAAAAAACGGCGCAAACGCTCTGCAAATGGTACACGTCAGCCACGCATGAAGATGCCGGCGCCGAAGTTGCTGATCCAGTTCGGTGATGCTCTGCCAGTGAAACCGACGCTTGGCTATTTCGACCGTGCGCAGGCTATGGCCAATGCCTTGATGCCGACAGAGCTGAGCAGGGCTATGACGGAGGCGATGCGAACAGCAAAATGATCGGCGATCACCCTCGGTGGGCGGCTCCAGAAAAAAATGGGTCCTTCCTGGCACTTTTTTATCTCACGGGCATTGCGCGCCGCGTTCTGCGTCTAGCTATCAACTTTTGAAATTTGGGTAACAGGTAACACCTGAGGTAACAGATGAACCAGTCAGATTTTGCCAAACTTCACGGCGTCAGCCGAAAGACGGTAACGACCTGGAAGGCCCGCGGCTGGCTGGTTTTGGCCGGAGACGATATTGACGTTGAAGCGTCGAATGCGAACATCGAGCGCTTCCGAAAAACTGTTACCCGACCAGAGAAAAAACCGGCAGGTAACAAGCAGGGTAACAAAACAGGTAACAGATCCTCGGGTAACAAGTCCGGTAACAAAAACGATAAGGTTCTGGCCGAGTCTCCGACGAAAACCGTTGAGCGGATGATCGCCGAGCATGGCGTGACGATGTCGCTTGATGAAGCGCGCCAGATGAAAGAAAACTTCCTCGCGTTGCTTACCCAGCTCGAGTACGACATTAAATCCGGGCAGGTGCTGCCGTACAAAGACATGATCGAGGCCGTAGGTAATGAATACGCCCGCATGCGCACCCGTCTCATTGCGATTGCTCCTGAACATGGCCCCCGTTTACGGGTGCTGGCTTCTACCACCAACGACGCGGAGTTTGTCCAGGCACTGCAGGAGGTGGTTTACGAGGCGATGGAGGAATTGAGCCTTGATGCAGATAACAACCGAGGAGAGAACTAACGCTGCAGCCTGGCAGAATTTCACCGGGGAGCTGCGCCAGCGTCGCTCTGATGTTCGCCCGCCCGAACCGCTGTCACTGAGCGAATGGGCTAATAAATACGCGGTACTTTCGAAAGAAACCAGTGCGCAAACGGGCCGATTCCGGTCTTTCGCGTACCAGGATGGCATGATGGATGCCATTACTGATCCGGCGGTGACGCAGGTGTCGGTGATGAAGTCGGCGCGCGTTGGCTACACCAAAATCCTTGACCACGTTGTCGGCTATTACCTGGCGCATGACCCGTCGCCGATCCTCATTGTTCAACCGCGTGTTGAAGATGCCGAAGATTACAGTAAAACCGAGATCGCGCCGATGTTGCGTGATACCCCGGTGCTGGCGGAAATCTGTGGTGATCCCAAGGCCAAGGACAGTAATCAGACCATCCTCAAAAAGACCTTTGCCAACGGCGCCAATTTGACGCTGGTGGGGGCAAACAGCCCCGGCGGTTTCCGCCGTATTACCTGCCGAATCATCTTGTTTGACGAAGTTGACGGTTATCCGTCCGGCGGCGCCGGGGTGGAAGGTGATCAGATTGCACTCGGCATTAAGCGTTCCGAAACATTCTGGAACCGCAAAATTGCCCTGGGTTCGACGCCAACGGTGAAAGGCACTAGCCGGATTGAAAAGGCGTATGAGGAAAGCGATCAGCGCCGCTATTACGTCCCGTGCCCGCACTGCGGTGAATTTCAGGTACTGGAGTGGGGTGGCCCTGAGACGCCATACGGCATCAAGTGGGACAAGGATGAAAATGGAGAAGGCATCCCAGAATCGGCATATTACGTCTGCCGGCATAATGGTTGCGTGATCCACCATAACGAAAAGTCGGGCATGGTGAAGCGCGGCGAATGGCGCGCAACCAAACCATTTAAAGGGCATGCGGGTTTTCACATTTGGGCGGGTTACAGCCTGTTCCCGAACGCGGCCTGGAAATATCTGGTGGCTGAGTGGCTACGGGTGAAAAACGATCCGCTCATGCGTCAGACCTTTATCAACCTGGTGCTTGGCGAGCCGTATGAAGACCGCGGCGAAAAAGCGCTGAGCGAGAAACGCTTGCTGGAGCGCTGTGAAGTCTATGCAGCAGAAGTGCCTGACGGCGTGGCGGTATTAACGGCCGGCATCGATACCCAGGATGGTCGCTTTGAAATTGAGGTGACGGGTTGGGGACGTAATGAGGAGAGCTGGTCGATTGCCTTCGACGTGATTGAGGGCGATCTGGAAACCAACGAACCGTGGCAACGCCTCGATGCGTATCTCAAGCAGGTCTGGCGCCGGGCTGACGGGCGTGGATTCACGATCATGGCGGCCTGCATGGACTCCGGTGGCCACCATACCCAGAAAGTTTACGAGTTTGCCAAAGAGCGCCTTGGCCGCCGAATTTGGGCGATCAAGGGCGAATCGGCGCGCGGTGGTAAACGTTCGCCGGTTTGGCCGACGAAAAAGCCAACGTCCAAGTCGAAGGCCAGTTTCAAACCAATCATCATTGGGGTGAATGCGGCCAAGGATACCATCCGCGGGCGACTGCATATCGATCCGCCTGCACCGGGTGAGCCTGCAGCTAGTTACATGCATTTTCCAGCAGACCGTGACCTGAACTATTTCAGCCAGTTGCTGGCAGAACGTTCGGTGTTGAAGGTGTCCGGCGGCCAGCGTTACCGAGTTTGGGAGCAGCTCCCAGGCAGGGCAAACGAAGCGCTGGACTGCAGGGTGTACAGCTATGCAGCCCTGTGCGGCCTGTTTTATCTCGGTTTAAAGCTGAATCTGCTGGCGGACAACATCGCGATCAATCCCGATCGCCTGTTGCCGGCGCCGCAGCAGCCGGAGGAAAAACAAAACCTTCGACTGCCTGGCGTCATCATTGAAGAGCCGGAAAAACCGAAGCGCAAGCGCCTGTCACAACTTTTGCCATCATAAGGATCCCTATGTTTAACCGTAACACCAGCCTGCTGGCCGGTGCGATGACGCCTGCGCAATTGCAGGACGCATTGGCAAAGGCGCAACAGGCCTATATTGACCTCGCAGCCGGCGCGCGCGGTGTGTCGTTCTCGTACACGCAAGGTGATGGCACGCGTTCTGTTTCTTATCAACAAGCCTCAATGGCGGACCTGATGGCACTGATCCAGTTGCTGCAGGCGCAGTTGGGTATTGTTCCCCGCCCACGTCGGCCAATGAGGTTTAGATTCTGATGAATGACATCAAAATTTTAGGCCCGAATGGGCAGCCGCTACCGCCGATGCGGTCAAAGGCATCCATGCTGGTGGGCGGCAGCCGTGTGCCTTACGATGCGGCGGATTCGTTTAGCGACCAGTTGGCAAACTGGCAGCCTGCGTTATGGTCACCCGACAATGAGATCAATATCTACCGTGATCGCATTGTTTCCCGTGTGCGAGATCTTGCACGCAATGATGGTTGGGCCAGCGGCAGCATTACCCGCGTGCTGGATAACGCCGTCGGCGCCAACTTTCGTCCCATCCTCAAGCCTGACTATCGCATGTTGGCATTGATGACCGGCAATACAGCCTTCGACGCCACCTGGGCAGATGAATATGGCAAGGTGGTTGAGGCTCATTGGCGGTCATGGGCTAATGATCCGGGACGTTATTGCGATGTTGAGCGCAAACAAACGGTGTCTCAAATGCTGCGCCTGGGTTTTCGGCACAAGCTGCTTGATGGTGATGCGTTGGCGGTGCTGCAATACCGGCCAGACAGACTGGGGCGTGGGCGCGGCCGCTATGCCACAACGGTGCAAATCGTCGATCCGGACCGGTTGAGTAACCCGCAGCAAAACTTCGATATGCCGAATGTTCGCGGTGGTGTTGAAATTGACGGTGATGGCGCGCCAATCGCGTATCACATCCGCGAAGCACATATCGGCGATTGGTGGAGTGGTGCCAAGACGATGACGTGGCGGCGCATCCCGCGGGAAACAAGCTGGGGCCGTCCGCATGTGGTCCATGATTATGACCATGAGCGGGGCGCACAACACCGGGGAAATGGGATTTTAACGCCGGTTGTTCAGCGCCTGAAAATGCTCATCAAGTATGACCAGTCGGAGCTTGAAGCAGCGATCCTGAACGCCGTATTTGGAGCCTACATTACCTCTCCCTATGATCCGCAGATGGTTGAGGCGGCGATGGGGGAAACCTTTGACGATACTCAGATCGGTGCCTATCAAGAAGGACGCGTTGATTTTCACAATGATCGCCGCATATCGCTGCAAAATGGCGCAAGAATGCCGATATTGTACCCCGGTGAGGATGTAAAGGCAGTTAATGCTGCCCGTCCTCACAGCAATTTTGAGGTGTTTGAAAGTGCAGCGCTGCGCAATATCGCCGCGGCAACGGGCCTGTCAACACAGCAAGTAACGCAGGACTGGTCTGATGTTAACTACAGTTCGGCACGCTCTGCGATGCTTGAGGCCTGGAAGACACTGACCCGCCGACGCGATGATTTTTCTGTGGGGTTCGCCCAGCCGATCCTGTCCGCTTTTATTGAAGAAATCCACGATACGGAAGACTTACCGCTGCCCAGTGGTGCACCGCACTTTCTGGACGCCAGGGCGGCGTATTGCCGTGCTCGCTGGATGGGGCCTGGTCGTGGCTGGGTGGACCCGGTGGCGGAGAAGAAAGGCGCCATTCTGGGTATGGATGCCGGGCTTTCAACGCTGGAAATGGAATCGGCGGAAAACGCCGGCGAGGACTGGGAAGAAATGCTGGATCAGCGTGCGCGCGAGATTGCCGCCTTCAAAGAGCGGGGGCTACCGGTTCCGAGCTGGGCTCAGGCTGAAATCCTGGCACCTGAAACAATTAAAGATCCGGAGGCAGAGTGAATTTACCGCACCTGGCGCAGCGACTGTTTAACACACCGCTGGCGCTGCACCCGCAAAAGGCCGAAGTGGTCATGGCCGCGATGATGGACCGGTTCGGGATAACCCGCATCAACACGCTGGCATCTGACTGGCTGGGGGATGATGAAAGTTTTACCCGAAAAGCACGTAAACAGGACGCCGGCTATGACGTGGTTGGCGGTATCGCGGTGATCCCCGTGCAGGGGACATTGGTTCAGAAGTTGGGCAGTCTGCGACCCTACAGCGGTATGACGGGCTACGACGGGATCAGACAGTCGTTCCTGACCGCGATCAGTGACCCCGAAGTGAGCGGCATCTGCCTCGATATCGATTCTCCCGGCGGTGAGGTAGCCGGCTGTTTCGATCTGGTAGATGAAATTTATCACGCCCGCGGTTCAAAACCGATCCACGCCATCCTTACCGAAAATGCGTATTCCGCCGCGTATGCCATCGCCAGCGCGGCAGATTGCATTCATGTACCGCGCACCGGTGGTGTCGGTTCGGTCGGGGTGATCGTCATTCATTGTGACTGGTCACAGCGAATTAAAGAAGATGGCCTGGCGGTCACCATCATCACCTACGGTGACCGTAAAGCCGAGAGCAACCCCTACGTCAAATTGAGCGATCAGGCCCGTGCCGCGATTCAGGATGATGTAGATGCGATGGGTAGGCTTTTTGTCAGTACGGTAGCCCGTAACCGGGGGATCACTGAAAAAACTATCCGTAACACCCAGGCTGCCTGTTTCCTGGCGGCTGATGGCGTCAAGTTGGGGCTTGCCGATGCGGTGATGACCCCTGATGCCGCATTCCGAAAATTAATCAATGAAGCAGGAGCTTAACGTATGTCTTATTTAAAGTTTGCCCATCTTCTCGGCCTCAAGAAAAAAGCGTCTGAGGGAGAGGAAGACGAAAAAGAAAAATCTCGGCGAGCGGAAGAAGAGGAACGCAATTCTGAAGAAAATGAAGAGCGTGACCCTGATGCTGAAGAGAATGAAGAGCGTGACCCTGATGCCGAGGAGGATGGCGACGAAAAGGAAAAAGGGAAAAAGGCGAAATCCCGTCGTGCTGAAGAAGACGACGAAGACGCGGAAGAGGATGAAAACCGCGATGTGAAAAAAGGTCGCCGGGCAGAGCGGAAACGTTGCGCCGCCATTTTTGGCAGTAAGCATGCCGCCGGCCGCCCGGACATGGCCGCTCACCTGGCTTTCAATACCCGGATGAGTGCGCGTGAAGCCATCGACACGCTGGCGACGATGGGCGCCGTAGCCCCGCAGCCACAAGGTAGAAAGTCGCTGGATGCCCGGATGCGTGAATCTGAGCAGGCACGATTGGGGCCCGACGGCGATAAGCCTGCAACGGGTAAAAATGCGCTGGTAAGCAAAATGACCAGCCTCTATGACACTGCACGAGGTAACAAGTAATGGACCAGTTTGGACAAAATCAATTCGCGCCGGGCATGAAAAGTTCGCTGTTCGTACCTGATCAGCTGGTTTCCGGCCCGTTACAACTGGTCACTGACTCTGTCACGATCGGTGTTTCAGGGGCGCTTAAACGTGGGACGGTACTCGGCATGGTCACCGCGACCGGCGCGTATATCCCGAGCAAAAAAGACGCCACCGACGGCAGTGAAAAGCCGTCGGCCATTTTGGTCGATAACGTGGACACGACCACTACAGCACAAACTGGCGGTGTGTATCTGATGGGCGAGTTTAACCAGCATCGCCTGATCTTCGATGCGACCTGGACCATTGCTGAACTGAAAGTGCAATTCCGCCCGTTAGCCATCTTCCTGCGAGATAGCATCCAGTCGCCGGTATCCTGATCTAACCCCTTTGAAACGTAACTGATGCCTGTTCTTTGGCAGGGTTGCACTCGTCCCGAATTCTGGCCGGCTACGGTGCCGGCATCATAAAGAGACTGAATATGGAAAACATTTTTGATACCAGCGTGTTGGTCCAGGTCGTCCCTAACCTGAAAACCAGCCAAAACTGGCTTCTGGATCGCTTCTTCCCGAACGTGGTAGAGGCCCAGACTGAAGAGGTAGCCATCGATGTGGACGTGGGTCTGCGTCGTATGGCGCCATTTGTATCGCCGCTGGTGGAGGGCAAACTGGTCGAGAGCCGTAAATACCAGACCAATACCTTTAAACCAGCATACATCAAAGATAAACGTGCGCCGGACCTGCGCAAACCGATCCGTCGGCAGATTGGCGAGCGCATCGGCGGTGAGTTCACTGCAGCAGAGCGCGAAATGCTGAACCTGCAGTTCGAAATGGCTGACCAGATCGATATGATTAATCGCCGTCTTGAATGGATGGCCAGCAGCGCAATGGTATCTGGCAAAGTGACCGTGACCGGTGATGGGTATGAGACCAAGGTGGTCGATTTTGGCCGTTCGCCTGACCTGACCATTACCCTCAGTGGCAGCGATAAATGGCCGCTGACGGTGGCCGCTGGTGCCACTAACACTCAGCCGTCGGATGATATTGAAGAATGGCAGACGCTGATCCTCAAAAATTCCGGAGCAGTACCGACGGATCTGGTGTTCACCAATAAATCGTGGAAAGCGTTTCGACTCGATACCACGATCAAGGATAACGCCATCACCTTCCCGGCGCTGAGCCCGTTCGGCAACCAGATTAATGCCGGCGCGCAGGTACAGAGAGGGGCCGTTTATAAAGGTCGCTGGGGTAACTTTGACCTGTGGCTGTATAACGACTGGTACATTGACCCGTCGGATAACATCGAAAAACCGATGATCCCTGATGGTGCTGTCATCATGTCTGGCGCTGACCTGATGGGGACTCGGGCGTTCGGCATGATCATCGATCCAGAGTTTAACTATGGTCCGCTGGCTTATGCGCCTAAATCCTGGGTTGAAAAGGATCCTGCTCAGCGCATTCTGTTAACCCAGTCCTCCCCGCTTGTCATTCCAAGCCGGGTAAATGCTGCACTCTGCGCGACGGTGGTGTGATATGGCATCGAAAAAACAGCAAGGTAACGAACTGGGCGGCTTGCCGCCCGAGTTAATGGTGGGTGAACAAGAAAACGGCGAAGAGTTGAAAGTTGACGGCCAAGAGCCCGACAATTCTGCCGACACCGACACCGACACCGACACCGACACCGACACCGACACCGACACCGACACCGACACCGACACCGACACCGACACCGACACCGACACCGACACCGACACCGACACCGACACCGACAATGATGATGATCGGGACGGTGAACAGTTGCCGGCCGGCATGGTTTCAGTGGTTGTCACCAAAGGTAATACGGTGCGGCACGATGGCTGTGACTATCCAGAAAACCGGGCGTTCATGTTGCCGGTAGCGGATGCGCAGCGCCTGATTTGTCTGGGCGTGGTTGCTGATGTTGAGCAGCTCCGCAAGTTAGCGTTGCTTCGCAGCGCGCCGGCCGTATCTGTGCAATCGGGGGAGTAATGGGAATCAACTGGGATCAGCATTTGCTTGCGCCATTGCACGGCGTTTTTGGTGACCCGGTTGAGTATCGCCCTGGCGGCGGCGCGGAGCCTTACACCATTAGCGGCATATTCGATCGGGCCTATACGCAAGAGGTTGAGCCGCTGGACGATGGAAGCACTATTAACACCACCAAGCCTGTGCTGGGTGTGCGTGATAGTCAGTTCCGGGCGCCGCCTAAACAGGGGGACAGGGTATTGGTTGGCATCGTTGGTGGGGTGCCGGTCAATACGCTCTTTGCCGTTGCGGATGTTCAACCTGATAGCCACGGGGGGACGAAGCTTATTCTCAACAAGGTGAAATCATGAACCCGAGAGGAGTCCGGTTGCTGGTCATTGAGGCGTTGAAGAATAAGACCGATGCCGCCGATCGGGTTTATTCACCTCGGGACTGGCCCACCACTGCGGATATGTATCCTGTTCTCCTGGTGCAGACACCGATCGACGTGAAGAATTCGCTGGGGCGCAATGTGCCCCAGTTCAACACGGTGACCACGGTCCGTATCACAGGGCGTCTGCAGGAACTGGACGATGCGGCGGAGGACAATGGAGCAGAAAAAGCTGAAGAAGCGTTAGAGCAACTACGCGAGCAGGTAGAACGCGCGGTCATCAATAGCTATGAACTGACGCGAAAAATTCAGCAGTTTCTGCAGGTGCGTTCGACCATTGGTGTGGACGCTGACGGCGAAGGGCATACCGCCCAGTTACTGATGGAACTGGATATCGAATACTATCAGGGCCCCGAAGAGTTTTATGAAATTGACGCGTCTCCGCTTGTGGGAATTGACGTCACGATCTCCATGCCTGATGGCACCCCTGAACCACTCGTAAAAATCGATCTGGAGTAACCCTATGTTTGTGAAACCCGTACCGGGGCGCATTGTGCGCGATCCGGTCAAGGGCACCTTTTTGCCGGAATCCGGCGAACAGGTTCCCGATAATATTTTTTGGGGGCGCCGCCTGAAGGATGGCGATGTACAAAAATTCGACCCTAACGCATCAGCTAAGCCGGTGGCGGGGAAGAAAAGCCAGGAGAGTGATCAATGACTGTTCCATTTACTCGCATCCCTTCAAACCAGCGCGCGCCGTTTTTCTACGCCGAGTTTGATAACTCGATGGCGAATACTGCGACCGCGGTGCAGCGCACACTGCTGATCGGGCAGATGCTGTCAACGGCGACGGCAACGCCAGACATTCCGCAGAAAGTTTCTTCTGAATCGGCGGTAGCAGGCATCTGCGGCAATGGCTCCATGTTGCACAACATGATGGCAGCGTATCTGGCCAACGACATTTCTGCGGAAATCTGGATCCTGCCGTTATCGGATGGCACCACCGTAACCGCAGCGGCAGTCGGTAAATTACAGGTGGTTACAGCGGCGGCTGCGACCGGCGTTTTGTCGCTCTACATTGCCGGTATGCGCGTTCAGCTCACGGTCGTCAGTACCGATGATAATGTTGCCGTGGCCGCGGCGATTGCAGCGGCGATCAACGGTCAAAGCAAGCTGCCGGTTACTGCTGTCGTGGATACAACAGCCACTGATACGGTGAACCTGACGGCTAAAAATAAAGGTGCGCACGGTAACAGCATCGATATTCGCCTCAATTATCAGGGCGCCGCCGGCGGTGAGGAAACCCCGCAGGGCATGGAATTGAAGATCACGGCAATGGCCGGCGGTGCCGGTGCGCCGTCTCTGACTGATCCGCTGGGTAATCTGCAAGATCGTGCGTTTGACTTCATCGTCAACCCCTACACGGATACCACGTCGTTGGATGCCGTGAAAGAGTTCCTGTCAGATGCAACCGGCCGTTGGTCTTACGCACAGCAGCTCTATGGTCATTCATTCGGCGCGCTGGCGGGCACGTATGGTTCCTTGTCCGCCGCCGGCGAAGCACGCAATAACCAGCATGAGACGCTGCTGGGGATCAATGGCTCACCGACGCCCGCTTATCTTTGGGCGGCAGCGTTGACCGGGGCGATTGCGCCGAGCCTGCGGAACGATCCGGGCCGTCCAACGCAGACGTTGACGATCAGTGGTGTACTGGCTCCGCCGCTGGAATCCCGCTTCATGCTGACCGAGCGCAATAATCTGCTGTACAGCGGTATCTCAACGTTTACGGTCGCTGATGATGGTTCTGTGCAGGTTGAAAAGACCATCACCACCTACCAGAAAAACAAGTTCGGCGATGCAGATGACAGCTACCTGAACATTGAGACGCTCTATCTGCTGATGTTCGTGACCCGTTTCCTGCGCACTCAAATCACTTCAAAGTTCGGCCGCATGAAGCTGGCCAACGACGGCACCCGTTTTGCACCAGGCTCCGCGATTGTGACGCCCAACGTGATCCGCGCGGAACTGATCGCCCAGTATCGCACGCTGGAATATAACGGCTATGTGCAGGATGCCGCGGCATTTGCGCAGACGTTGCTGGTGGAGCGTAACAGCAGCAATACCAAGCGGATCGATGTGCTGTGGACGGGTACGTTGATCGACCAACTGGAAATTTTCGCACTACTCAATCAATGGCGACGCGCGCAGACCGCGGCCTAAGGGGGATTTATGGGAGATACAACTAACCGCCTGGCCGGTACTGCATACGTTACCATCGACGGTGTAACGGTCATGGTTGCCGGCCAGTTCAAATACAGCCCCGGTAAAGTGGAGCGCTCCACGTTGACCGGGATGGATACGGTGCACGGTTACAAAGAAAAGCCGCGGGCGCCGTTTATTTCCTACCAGGCGCGTGACAGCGGCGGGACGTCGATCGCTAAAATCAACGATTCCACCAACGTCACGGTGGTCGTTGAGCTGGCAAACGGTAAAACAGTGATCGGCGAAAACATGTGGTCCGTGAATACGCAGGATGTTGATAGCGAAGAAGCGGTGTTTGATGTTCGCTGGGAAGGCGGATCGGTAACGGAGTATTGATATGGCAGTGCTTGATAAAACCAAAACGATCGTACTCAGCAAAGCGCTGGAGATGGCCAACATCCGCTACGAGAGCCTCGAACTGAAAGAGCCCGCACTGGCTGAGGTTGAGCAGTTCTATGAAATGCAGCGCAGCAAGAATGGCATGGCGGCCATGAAGCTGCTGCTGGCGTTAAATTCCGGCATAACTGAAAAAGTGTTGAGTGGCATGGCTTACACCGATTACAGGAAGTGTGAGGACTACTTGATGTCTTTTTTGACCTTCGATCCCTCGGCGGATGGCAGCAATTAGCTGCTGAGGTAACGAAGTATTACGGGTGGGGGCCGCAGGATGCGTGGTCCCTGACCCGTACTCGGTTAGATTTTTGGGCCGATCAGGCCCGTCGGATAGAAAAGCTTAAGGCGGGCAAGTAATGGCCAAGTCATTCGACTTTGAGCTGACGGCTAATGATGAGGCGTCAGCCGCAATTCTGCGGATTGAGGAAATTGTAAAGCACCTCAACCCGCTGTTGGACAGAACGCGCGATGCGTTGGCGTTGGGCGGTCAGGAATCCAGAGATAACCTGGACGATTTGGGCAGCCGTTTTGATGTGTTGGCTAAAAATGCCAGAAGCGGCGTCCAATTTATCGGCGATTTGGTCCCGCCGCTCAAAATGGTCGGCGGATTAACCCTCGGGCTGGGTGGCGCTGCAGCGGTCGTCAACGTTGTTAAAAACAACCTGACCAATTTTGCCAACGCCGGCTACCGGATCGATACCGTTGCAAAAAACGTCAGCATGACGGCGGACGCGTTTCAGGAACTGACTGGCGCCATGATTGAAAACGGCAGCGCGCGTGAGGCTGCGGAAGGTTCGGTCAGTGAGTTGTTTGAAAAGGCGAATGATGCTGTACACGGCCGTAATGATGGCTTTCTCGCCTTGCTGAAACAGCGAGGGATAGGGATCAGCGAAACCAAAGATGGTCTGGCTGATGTAGGCAAGCTGATTAACGATCTCAACCGCGCCATGCAATCACTCCCTGCTGGGCAGCAGGCGCTGTTTGCAAACAAATTGGGCCTTTCCCCCGATCTTCTCAGCTATCTGCGCAACACGACCAGTGAAGTTCAAAGGCTCAAGGATCAAGCCCGCCGGGATGGCCTGATATTTACCGAGAAGGATCTGCAGAATGCCCTGGCGTTCAAGCAGCAGCTGAACCAGATAGGTGCTGCCTACGACGGCATGCTGATGAAAGGGCAGGCCTGGCTGGGCCAGTCGGAAACCTTGGCGGCTTCGGTAGACCAGATCAAGCAGGTCGTCACCAATGGTCTGGACAGTACGGCTATCGGTTCGATCCTGACGTTTAACAGCGGCGGGAAACAGGCCGATATTTTGCGGCAGGCTCAAGGCGACGAGAAATTTAAAGACACGCTTTCATGGAAAGAGAAGCTGGATTTAAAACTGGGCTATGCGTCGGAAGATCTGATCAAGAAACTGAACGGTTATTATAAGCCCGTATGGCGCGCCGACCAGCTGAGAGCCGATACCGAGAAAATTTCAGGTTACCCGGCGCTGGCTGAAAATGGGGCGATGTTGCCGTATGGCCAGCCGGGGAATAATGCACTCGGGCTGCGTAACAATAATCCTGGCAATCTGCGTTCAGCACCGAATACGACTGGCCGAAACGGCGGCTTTGTCACGTTCGAAAATCCCAATGATGGGCTGGCGGCGCTTTCTCGACAGCTGATGCTGTTCGGCGATCGGGGGAATAATACGTTAAACCGAATGATTAGGACTTATGCGCCACCTAATGAAAATATCACCCAGGCCTATATTGATGGTGTGGCAAAACAAACAGGCTTTAACCCCGCGGAACCGCTGGACCTGCATTCACCGGCGGTGCTTGAAAAGCTTATCCCGGCCATCATCAAGCATGAAAACGGCGCCCAGCCATACAGCCGCGATCAAATTTTCAGAGGGATCAGCGATTCGGTCTTTGATCCTCGCTGGTCTGGCTTGCGTGACCAGAATAATCTTTACGGGCAGCGAGCATCTGGTTTGTTCGAACTCTCTGATCAGGGGCAGCCATTACAGCCGCCAACGCCAAAGGATTCGCCAACTCAAGCCTCGCTGTTTGCACCGAATGATCAGCGAGAGGAAACCATCGGCCAGATCTCTGATGCCATGTCTAAGGCGATCGACGAGAACAAATTCCAACTGGAAATTACACTGGTCAATCCCCAGACCGGCGAGCGCCGCAAGGTTCAAACTCAAGGCGGTGGCCGCGTGGCCTTGTCAATGCAATCACTGAGTTAAACCGCTTCGGCGGTTTTTTTGTTTCTGGAGAATTTATGGCTCTGATCACTGATGCGATCTCATCGCTGCTTGGTGGCGGCGACAGCTGGGATTGGTTTGAGCATATTCACCCGGCATCATTTCGCGGCGTTCCTTTTGCGGTAGTCAGTGCCGAAGGCGTATTTGGCCGGCGCCAGGCCGTGCATGAATACCCTTATCGCAACACCGCCTGGGTGGAAGACCTGGGGCGTGGTACGCGCAAATTAACGATCAGGGGTTTCATCGTCCATAACAGCCTGGCGTATGACGCACCTGACGTGATAACGCAGCGTGATTCGCTGGTGGCTGCGTGCGAGACGGAAGGGCCGGGTACGTTGATACATCCGACGCTTGGGGAGCTTACCGTAAGTGTGCCGGATGGCGGTTTGCGGGTACTTGAGAGCGTGGATAACGGCCGTTCCTTCGAGTTTACCCTGACGGTCATTGAGTCCGGTTTAAAGGTGTTTGCGATCACCGGCAGCACTCAGGCGGCATCACTGGTTCAGGCAAACTGGTTACGAACCGGCCTGATGGCGGCCACAAAATTTATTGCCACGGTTAAAGGTGAGATCCGCAGTGTAACTCAGACCATCAAGACGTTGCGCAATACCGCTGCGTTTTGGGGAAACATGGTGAAAAGCACCGCAAATGAGGTCACTAATCTCAGTAATGTCCTGAAATCGACCTTCGGTAGCGCCCGGTATGGGCGATACAACAAAGGCACCGTAGGGGGAGGAGTTTCGGGATCAACCGGTGCAGTAAATCGAACGGCAGATACCGACAATTACGCCGGATTGGTTAACCAAAAAATGGCGCAAGCGGTAACAGGACGCGCCGAATTGTTGGCGCTCACGGCCACATTTGAGGGGGTAGCCTCCGTCGATGCCTTCCCCGTTGATGCCAGGGCAATTATTGATGCGGTCATTTCGTTCAGTGGCAGTGTAGAAGAAAAAATCCGCATGCTGGAAACGTTGGCCTCGTATCGAAACACCACGTTTTACGCCACCTCGGGTGAAAATTCGGTAGCCAATGGCGCCACTATCCTGCTCTGCGTACTGTCCGCCGGCGCACTGGCAGCGACCGCCGCCAATTATGAGCCATCAAGCTATGACGATGCCATTTTGATGCTTAATCGCGTCTGCGACACGCTGGATGAGGTGCTGCTGATGGCGGCGGATGCCGGGGACGACGACGATTATCTGAACCTGTTGCAAACCCGCGATGCGCTGGTCAACGCCTACAGCCAGAAAGGCGCCGTTCTTAGTTCACTGACCCAGGTTGTTATGCCCACATCGTTACCGGCGTTGGTGCTGGCCAACCGCATGTATCAGGACGGTGCACGGGGTGATGAACTGGTTCAGTCTGTCGGGCCGCGCCATCCGGCATTCATGCCCACCAAATTTAAAGCGCTGAGAAAATGAAAGATGAACTGATTTTGACGGCCGGCGGTAAGCGTATTTCCGGCTGGGATTCTGTTCGCGTTACGCGAGGCATTGAGCGCTTGCCATCGGATTTCGACTTGTCGTTGATGGACTACTACCCCGGTAACGAAGAAAAGCAGCTGGTGCTGCCTGGAGACAGCTGCACGGTGCATCTGGGGGATGATCTGGTCATGACCGGCTATGTCGATCGCTGGAATCCGGTGATTGGCAAAGAGCGCCATGAAGTTCGCGCTACGGGAAGGAGTAAATGCCAGGACCTGGTGGATTGTTCAGCTGAATGGCCTAACAACGTGATCAGCCAGGCTAATGCCCTGCAGATAGCGCAAAAGCTGGCGGCACCATACGGCATCACCGTCAGTAGCGACGTGAATAATATGACGACGGTTCCCCAATTTACCCTGAACTGGGGGGAGTCTTCGCAAGAAGTGATCGACCGGATCACCCGTTGGGCCGCACTACTGTATTACGACAAGCCCGATGGAAGTCTTTTCCTTACCCGCGTCGGAACCGCCAAGGCGGCCAGCGGCGTGGCGCAAGGGGAAAATATTGAGACGGCATCTTTTATGTCATCGATGGACGAACGGTTTTCCGATTATGTCGGGGTATCAATGTCGATGACGCCGGCGATGGAGTTGTCCCCGGATAGCGGCTATTCCGCCGTTACCCTGGCGCGCGCTCAGGATCCGGAAGTCGCCAAAATGCGTTACCGTAATCGGATTGTCATCGTTGAGAGCACGATGAACTCTCACGGTCAGGCGCAAAACTGCATCGACTGGGAGATGAACCGGCGATATGGCCGTTCACGACGCCTGCAGGTGGAGATCGATAGCTGGCGAGACAAGGCCGGGAAACTGTGGGAGCCGAATACGCTGATCCCCATCAATATTCCTGTTTTTGGGCTCAATAACGTGCAGTGGCTTCTGGCGGAGGTCACCTTTACCCGTGACGAGCGAGGCACGCGGGCCAATCTCATCATGATGCCGAAAGAAGCATTTGCCGTTCAACCCTATCAATTCTATAGCCAGGTGCAGGAGCTAAATCGATGAATGACGGCATGTTGAGGCAGCTTGGGCGCCGGGTGGCCATGATGATCGGCCTGGGCAAGATCACCGGGTACGGCGATGCCGGCGGAATTCAAAAACTACAGTATCAGACGCCACTGGAGGTGAGGGGTGACACCCCGCGAATGGCGGAGTTTGGATTTTCTTCCGGTCTCCCGGTGGGTACGGATGTGGTGCTGGCGTATCTGGGGGGTGATCGTTCCAGCGCCGTGATTGTGGCCAGCAACAATCAACAATACCGGCAATCGGGTTTAAAAAGCGGCGAAACGCTGATTTATAACCAGTGGGGAATGTTTGTAAAACTCACAGAAAACGGCATTGAGATAGAAGCGAAAGGGAAGCCGGTAACAGTGACCAATGCGACCACAGTTACCGTCACGGCCACTGAAAAAATCAGACTTGAAACGCCGCGTTTGGAAGTGACCGGCGACGTGATCGACAACTGCGACAGCAATGGCGCCACGCTAAAAGCATTACGCGATACCTATAACGATCACAGCCATAACGTGAAAAATGTCCAGAGCGGCAACGATGAGAAGACCAGCGAGAAACCGGGGGAGATCGTCGAATGAGTGATATCAGCTCTTACTGGGATATTGAACGGCTAGTAGCTGAGTGGCGTGAGGGAAACGGCGATCTGATCAATGGCGATGACCTGCAGACCGCGATGATTATCAGTCTGTTCACCGACCGTGTCGCCCGTGATGACGATGATATAGACGGAGACGACCGACGCGGTTGGTGGGGGGATATGGGGGAGGATCATAACATCGGCTCCCGCCTTTGGTTGTTGCGCCGTCAGAAATTGACCCAGGCAGTTGCTCAAAAAGCGGAAGATTATGCCCGCGAGGCATTGCAGTGGCTGATCTCTGATGGTGTGGTGTCGTCGTTCACAATAGCAACCCAGATCGTTTATCCACGCCGGCTAAATATGGTCATTCGTTATCTGCGTCCGGGTAACGGTGATCGCACGGACATGCGATTTTTTTGGGTTTGGGAGCAATAAACTATGCCTTTCAATCGACCGACACTCACCGAATTGCGTGAGAAGAGTCGCACACAGCTTCAGGCTGAACTGAGAAAGACCGGTGCGCTGTTGCGCTATTCCAACATGCGTGTTTTGGCAGATGCCGACGCCGGCCTGGCCCATTTACATTACGGGTACCTGGATTATATCGCGCTGCAGTCCACCCCTTTTAATGCCACTGATGAATGGCTATCGGGATGGGCTGGCCTTAAAAGTGTTTACCAAAACCCGGCCAATCCGGCATCCACACCGTCTTATGAATTTAGCGGAACTGTGGGGACTCCCGTCAACAAAGGCGCTGTGTTGCGCCGTGGTGATGGTTATCTCTACCGGCTTGAAGAGAGCGTAACGATCGGGGCAACCGGGAAAGGTGTTGGCAAGCTTACCGCAATATTGCCCGACATCATTGACGACCCGACTGGGGGCGGTATTGAAGGTAATGCGGATGCCGGGACGACCCTGACACTGGATGTTTCACTACCTGGCATTGATGCCAGCGGCGTAATGCTCGAGCCCGCAACCGGCGGAGCAGATATCGAGACTCAGGAAAGTTTCCGCGCCCGTATGCTGCTGGCCTATCAAAATCCGCCCCAGGGCGGCAGCGATACCGATTACGAGCAGTGGGCGCTGGCGGTGCCTGGCGTTACACGTTGCTGGCCCAAACGGCGCCTGATGGGAGCCGGTACGGTTGGGGTGTACATCATGTGCGACGGTAACGACGAAACCAATCACGGTTTCCCGGTAGGGACTGACGGCATTTCCCAGCTGGATGACTGGGGCGCACAGAAGGCCACCGGAGATCAGGGGCGTGTGGCTGATTACATCTACCCACGCGCCCCTGTCACTGCGCTTGTTTACGTATGTTCGCCAGTGCCCAAGACCGTGGATTTTGAGATCAGCGGTATCACGCACGTTGGCAGCGACATTACTGCGGCCATTGCAGCGGCTATCGACAATGTCTTTTTTGAAGGTGGAACACCGGTCGGCAATGGGAGGATTTTCCTCTCTGACCTGAATAGGGCTATCGGGGACATTGAAGGAACGGCCGGATTTATCCTTGTTTCCCCCTCAGCAAATATCGATTTGGGGGTAGGGCAGCTGCCTGTTCGTGGTGAGGTGAACTACACATGAGCAAGTTTACCGCAGAAGAATATCAATGCGCCCTTCAGTCGCTAATTCCGACCGGGTTAGCGTGGCCACGCGACCCAGGAGGCGTTCAGGCCGCGGTCATTCGCGCGCTGGGCGCTGGTTTTCAGCGTAGTGATAACGATGCGATAGCGTTGCTTGTAGGCGCATTCCCAGAAACCGCCACCATCATGCTGACTGAATGGGAAAAAACGCTCGGCTTGCCGGATGACTGTTCTATCGGAGAGGTTGACACAATAGCGAAACGCCAGGCGGCCGTGGTATCGAAATTTATTAGTACCGGCGGGCAGTCACGCTCCTATTTTATCAGTATCGCCGGCGCGCTCGGTTACAACATCACGATCAAAGAATACCGCCAGGCTCGAGCGGGGTTATCTGTCTGTGGTGACGGGCTTAACGGCGATGACTGGCCATTTGTGTGGCTGGTGGAGGCAGAGGAAACAACCATTTCCTATGCCCGAGCCGGGATGAGTTACTGCGGCGATCCGCTGCGCTCATGGGGCAATAGGCAGCTTGAGTGTCGAATGAATGCGCTCTCGCCTTCACATACGATCGTTAAATTTGGCTATATCAATTTTGGATTTAATGACGAGGGCGTTTATGACGTCACTCCAGAGTTTGCTGATATGTTCGACACGGCTTCGGGATATCTCTAATCAAATTTAATTTAATTTTCAGGAGTAATTATGAGAAAAGTTGGAAGCACTACGGATACGGCAGATGCAAACGGCGAATACACAAATGGTAATGTTGCTCAAGGTATCCCCCCTACAATTATTAATGCTGAAATGCTTAATACATTTCAGAGGGAGCTGGTTAATATTGTCGAAGGGGCTGGAATTTCTTTGGACCCATCGAATGATTCTCAGGTGCTAGAAGCAGTGAGGAAGTTGCTTTCACCTGGCCGATTATTGAATGTGAAAACTTTCACCACTTCTGGAACGTATACGCCAACACCTGGAACTAAATCGATCATTGTTGAGGGGGTTGGTGGTGGTGGTGGCGCGGGAGGGGCTCCGTTTACTAGTTCCGGCTACTATACTGGAACAGGTGGTGGTGGGGCTGGGGGGTATTTCAAAACGCGAATCACCAATATTCCTGCCACAGTACTCGTAACTGTAGGAAAAGGGGGGAGTGGTGGCGCAGGGGGAGAAATCGGAAACAACTCAAATGGAGGTGATGGCGAGCTTACGAGTTTCGGTTCCTATGCACAAGCATCAGGCGGAAAAGGTTCGACAACTACCAACACACCAGAAAACACTGGTTTATCATATCGATTTGGATCTGGCTTTGGCGGTTTTGCTACAAATGGGAACATTATTAATAGTAACGGGAGTGCGGGAACTGCATCATTAATTCTAACAGTAGGTAGCGGCCTTAGCGGTGCTGGGGGGGCTAGTTTCTTTAGTGCTGGTGGGGCACCAACTCCTTTTAATTCGCCCGGTTCTGATGGTAAAGCAGGTGCTGGTGGAGGTGGTGTGGTCAGCATGAGTAATTCTTCAGTGGTTTGCAAAGGAGGGAGCGGAGGTGACGGCCTAGTCATTGTCTATGAATACGCCTAAGCACAAGCATTCAGACCTGTAACTAAGAATGAATATAGACGGTTAATTATCAATAAGGTATCATTAAAGTAGTGAATTATTTTTTAAGAGACTGATGCATTGAGTGCTGCCAAAGTTAACAATATTCATTACTTAAGGGGCGCAGCTTCTTTACTTGTTGTTTGCTATCACTTGAAATTTTACCTAAACAATATTTATGATGTTAAAATGTTGGGTGATATTCTTTTCAAGTTTGGGGCGTTTGGAGTTGATTTGTTTTTCGTCATAAGCGGGTTTGTTATATGCTTAGCGACGGAGAAAAAAGAAAACGCCCGCCCCACAGCATTCATACTACATCGTTTTTTTAGAATATATCCCCTGCTTGTTTTTTGCATGGCCTTTTTTTATTTCTTGTTTAATAAAGGGAGCGAAATCACACCTTTCCTAAGAGGCGTGATACCGTTGAATGCTAATTATAGTGCTGGAGCTCCTTTCTTTGGGTGGAATATTTTAATTCCTGCGTGGACGCTTACCTATGAGTTGGCATTTTATAGTATTTTCTTATTTGCCATGACAATTAGTCACAAGAATAGGATTTTGATCTCTACATTCCTTATTCTTTTTTTCATAATTTCGTTTCAATGGTTGTTTTCTTCAAGCGTAACGCTATCAGCTTATAATAATAATTCATTTCTTGAAGATAGCTGGCTTCACGCACCGGTAACATTTCTGGCATCCCCTCTTTTTATTGATTTTATTTATGGGATGGTGATATATTTATTGTTTAAATACATAAAAGAAAATCACATAACACTCCACTCTTGGTTGTCTGTTTTTCTTGTTTTTGTTTTATGCTCATCTTTTATACTCGCGATATTATACATAAATGCAGGTCATGGTCCTTTGCGTTGGGGGGTACTAGGTGCATTGATTGTAATTTCTCTGGTAATATTGGAAACTCAAAGGAGACCGAGTGATATTAAACCTCTTGCCTTGCTTGGTGATATCTCTTACTCGCTGTATTTATCTCATGAGATAGTCATTAAAATAATCACGAAGAATGTTGTTGAACATGGGTATGTTGAAAAGCTAACGGGGGTTAGTTCTTTTGTTATGATGATATTGATTTGTATCATTGTGGCTATTTGCTTAAATAAATTTATAGAAAGACCTTTTATAAGGTTGGGTAGAAGAATCTTGCTTAAGTAGTGATATTCATTTGTGAAAGGGCCATATGTGGCCCTTTTTTATTTTGTTTGTATTTTTAATTATTAAATACCTCCGTTGTTTTAATTGTAAAATTATCCCTTTAATTATCCGTAAAAATTCGTAGGCAACCTATGAGCCAAAGATATAACACCGGTAATCCGCGCCCTTCAAATAGCATGAAGGACTTAAACGATAATGCGCTTGCGTATGATGACTTCTTGAATAGTGATGATGATGAGGCATTGGATCGATTTCAAAGACCTTTTCCTACGGTTCGAAAGCAAGTAGCTGAACGGATCGATGAGATCACTGGCGCGCAAAAAAGTATTGAGCAATATACAGATGAGGCTAAGCAAGCTGCTGACAATGCTCAGAACATCGCAGATGCCAACACCTACTACACCACACCAGAAGATCCAGACGGAACGATTGCAGGGATTGCTGGGACTCCACCTGGAAAATCTTTCCGGGTTGGGCTTGGTGAAGGGAATGGATTTAAATATTACATTAACAATAATGGTTCACCACTTTTAATTTCAGAAACACCGGGCGTAAATTCTCTAGGGAAACTATCGGATGAATTATTTGGAGCAATACAAAACTATCCTGATAGTGCGTTATCTATTCCGAACATTGGTTCTGTAGTTGAATTTGATGCAGGCGTTGTAGCGCCGTTCATGAGCAAGTCAGGCAGGGTGGGTAGTGTAGATGAATTTGGCGAATGGCAAGATGCCGCGTTTGATAATTCTCTTGTAGCCAAGTTTTCTTATAAAGCTCAGGATTTGGTTTTATCAGATGGTTCGATCTGTCGTGAGGTAATACTTGATGCTGATAAGCGCATAATTGAGGCATGGACATATGATGGCGGATACTACCTGGCATCTGAATCTGGGCTCAAAAGGGTGTCAGGTGGTGAACCAGAAAATAAAGAATCAGCGATTGTCTATGCATCGGCCGTAGCCACAATTGCCGGTGGGGTTGGTACAAGGGTCTCGGTAAACCTTGATGATAGTGTATGCTTCATCTTCGTAACGTGGGGGCAATCACTCGCACAGGGTTATAACGGTGATGCGTCTGATACGCTGACGGCTGTAACTCCACTTTATCCAGATAACTGCTTGATGTTTGCAGGAACCAGACCAAACAGGGGCGTTACTGAGATCACATCGCTGACACCCTTGAAAGAAGCTATCAGCGCGGGAGGGTTGAAGGAAACAGCGGCCAGCAGTCTGGCGTCTCACACGTTCCAGATGGTTCAAACAATCACTGGTCATTCCATCAGAACGTTGTCATTCGTGGCGGCAGAGGGCGGTAAAGCATTCCAAGATCTGACGAAAGGGACGCCGGCATGGCAGGCCATGATTCAGGGGGTTGTTGACGCCAAAAACATCTGTATTAAAAACGGGTGGAAGCCTGTGGTCGCGTGCCTTGATGTGATGGCTGGCGAGACTGATTCAAATAACATTAATGCGATGACCACGGAGCGCTACAAGCGTCAGCTGCAACAGCTGGATGCTGACTTTAACTCAGAAGTTAAACGCATTACTAAGCAAAACATTAACGTCCGTATTATCGTTTGCCAGAGCGCATTTACACCAGATTCGCGCGGTTTGTGGGATCAGCCAGTACGACAGGCTCAATATGATCTAGACGGTGTTGGTAATATTCGTCTGGCAGGGCCTGTTTATCAATTCCCATATGCTGATGTGATTCATATCAACAGCCTGGGACAGAACCGGCGGGGGCAAATGGTTTCGCGCGCGTTGATGTGGGATTTCTTTGGAACTGGATGGAGGACGATAAAGCTTGTCAATTATATCTGGAGGACGCCGACACTATTAAGTCTGGTTTTTGATGTGCCGACTCCGCCGTTAGTTATCGATTCCACTGGAGAGACAATTACAGTCTCCGGTCTTGGCAATGGCATGGGGTTTGTATTAGATGACAGAAGTTCGACACCTATCGTTATTTCAAGTGTCACCCTGGCAAGTAACTCTGTGATTGATATTGCTCTATCTTCCGCTCCTCTTAATCCATCGGCTGTTCGCGTTGGCTATGGGATCAAAAGAAACGACGGGAATACAACTCAGGATGGCCCTGTCGTTGGCGCGCGTGGCTGCATTAGAGACAGCACAAACCATGTATCCCTTTATGACTCTGCAACTAATCACAACTGGATGCCGGCGTTTATCAAAGAAATTCCATTTTAAAGGGGAACCCAATGATCGTATCAATCAAATCAAGAACGAAAATCGTTAATCCAAGCCTGCCGGTTTTGAACCTGTCTCCTGAAGAAGAGTTTATTTTACGTAAAAGGCCGTCCGCGTGGATCTCTACTGCTAATGGTCTGCTGTCAGATGATGGAACAAACGTTAAGCTTATTCTGGATCGAGGTGGGAACCCGAATTGGGCGCCGCTGTTGTCAAATATGCCGCGTAAAGCTGCGTCGAATGGTAAGCCAATCCTGAATTTTGGTGCGCCTGGGCCAACAAACAACGGTGCAGTCATTTCGCAAAATGCCTATGAGGCGTTGCCAGCCAATGGTGTGATGACCGTCGCGGCACTATACCGAATGCCATCAGGCAATACTGGCGGTAACCTGTTCGGGAACAATGCAGCAGATCCTAACCGTCTGCGCGTCCGTTTCGGTGAGGATAGTTATGGCGGTAACGCGCTTTGGATTAACCACGGCGCCACGTCACCAATCACTGATGCAAACTATCCAATCAACACCACGCTATCATTTCGCGATAACGTGTGGCATACGGCATTAATCGAAATTAACCCAGGGATGCACAGATGGGAGCATGACGGCACATTGCTGCAGCAAAAGTCAGTTGGTGCCATTCCCTTCGCCACAACCGATAGTCGGCGGCTTGTCGTTGGTAGTGCGGGAAACCCGATTTCAATCGGCTATATCGGCGACCTGGCCGAGCTGTTGGTTATTCCCACTACAGTGGATAGCGTCACCAAGACTGTAATTTACTCGTGGCTCAATGCGCGCAAAGCAAGTTTGACGGCATGAGCCGATGCCGGGAGGGAACCCGGCTATTTGTACAGCGTGGCAAAGTCGAATGCGAGCGCCGCATCAACGGCTTTGCCCTCTGTTTCGAATGGCGTTTCTGAGACGAGTGGCCAGCGCCCTTTATGCCAAACATAAAGCCAGTGCTGGCCTTCCTCGTCTTCGCGAATTGCGAACATCGGAGGGCTGTTCTGCTGAGGTTCTGGGTATCTGTCGTTTTCGTTGAGAATGAAGATCTGCCGGCCGGCGAGGGTGATGCTGCCCATTTTTTGCCTCTCGGATGGGGGATTTTAGGGTAATAGTAGCTCAGGTTTTGTCATGGGTTTTGACATGGTTTTACCATCATTTCACCATGCACAATTTGCAGAAATAAAAAAACCAACCGTAACAGGTTGGTTTTAAAAGGTGTTTTGGTCGGCATGAGAGGATTCGAACCTCCGACCCCCGACACCCCATGATGGGGCACTAAGCATAGTGATTTGGCATATACCTACAGATATCATCATAGAGCCCAATAATATCTTCAATAACTTTGTTTATCTTTAATTCGTCCATTGTCTTTATCGTGGCTCTTGCTTTCCCTTCATCACCTTCAGGTTGAACGTGAGTCAGCGAGGAAACAAGGTCCTTGAATTTTTCATGTAGTGGCTCTGGTAAGTCATTCTGATAACGGATATGAGATATGTTGAAAACATAAGCATTTTCAAGTCGTTCTTTGATGTCACCATGGCCACAGAGTGAATGTACAGCACAATGAAATTTTTCCCAGCCGTACTTATATTTGAAGAAATCGTCAACCATTGAACCAATCCTTTCTTGTTGTATGGATATGGTGTTATCACCGAAAACAGAGCTTATATCAACAGTTATTGTGAAGACTACCTGTGGAAATTTTTCATAATATAAGTAATTAGTAACTCATAACCCACTGAAAATGGACGGCTAAATTTCACCGATTATTATGAGTTTTAACCATAATGTTATGATTTTAATAAAAAACAATCACGATTTAAAATCCCTCGGCTTATGGCTGTGCGGGTTCAAGTCCCGCCCCGGGTACCAGGGAACGAAAATACCGAATAATCAAAGCAATAAGTAGTAATGTCGTAGACCGCCGAGAGGCGGTTTTTTTGTGTCTGAAATTCGCATTACGCCTGCATTTTTTTCCTTTCTTGTCATGCCGCCACCCTGCCTGCAGGGAGCCCCGCAGGGCTCCACACTACAGA